CAAAGCCCTTGAGGTGCATTCCGGCACGGTAGGCACGCTCTTCGGCGTTGGGGCCGACGAAGCCCTTGAGCTTGCCGGTCGCACGGGGGACAGCGTAGTTGCGGTTTTCCACGACGGACTCCTTGGTCTCGGGGGCTTCGGTCTTCTCGACCGTCTTGGCGGGAGCGGCACGCTCCAGAACGGCACGCAGTTCGACCTGCTTCGCCTCGATCCGCTGGAGCAGCTCGATCTGCTCTCGGAGGCCAGCGGCACGGGTCTCGAGCGAGCGGAGGGACGCCTCCTGCTCGGCACTCATCGCGGGAGCGTCACCTTCGGAGGGCATTTCCGAAGTCGCTTCCATCTCGGCAACCACCGCGGCGAGTTCGTCGAGCAGCTTCTTGAGCTTGTCCACGTGAAGACTCCTGTGTACGGGATGGGCGACGCTTGCCGCCCGCACCTTCAAAACTACGGAGAGACCCCGCGACCCTTGCAGTGAAAGGGCGTCGACAGTAAACGAATCAGCCGACCTTCAGCCGGCGGACCTCGACCGCATGGAGCACGTGCTTGTCCGTGCAGCCGCAGGCGCGGCACCGCAGGTACCGAACCTGATAGTCGCCGTGCCGCTGGCTACTGGCGATTTCCAGCCTGCCGCGGCGGCAACCGCATGGGTCGTTCGTCTTAGCGGCCATGCCTGCGGAGGTACTCGCGGAGGTCTGCGGCACGTGCCTGGATCGCCAGGAGCCGGGACGCGTTGGCGTCACGCTGGCTGCGGAAGGCGTTGAAGGATCGCTGGGCTACGCTCACGTCGGCGTCGGGATAGGCTGGGAACGTCACCGGGCCAACGTCGATCAGCGAGTCGATCTTCGTCACGGTGCGGATACTGCGACCGTCCTCGACGCTCCAGGCTTCGCCGCCCGGCGCGATCTGAAACGAGAACGACGAGCCACGCACGATGCCCGCGTCGATGTTCGCAGCGAGGTCGCGGCCGTAGGTCGTGTCTGGCACGGGGAACTCGTACCGTAGCCCGATGTCGTCCACGTTCATCCGCAGCGTGCCGGGATACCGAGCGAGCGGGAAGTTTGCGTCGTGGTTCCACAGGGCTCGCGTCTCCAGCGGCCTCTTGCGTCCACGCCGCTCGGCGACGATACCAAATGCCTGCGGGTCAATACGCTCTACGAAGTCACCGAGATCGAGCGAGTTCACGCCGAACTTCGCGGCGTAGCCGACGATCCACCGCGACTCCGCGGCACCGTCCTCGGAGCGTGACTCCACTCGGAGCAGCGGCAGGTCGGCGGACTCTTCCTCGTACAGACTGCGTCGCTCGATCATGCTTCGGTTCTCCTCGTCTGCGGCGTTCATTTGCTCAACTAGTTTGCGACTCCACGCCCACCCGGGGTCGGAGCCCCACAATGCCCACGCGATTCGCCCGTTGCTGGGGAAGCCCGGCTCGCCGGGACTCCAGCCCTCACCTTGCTTGTCGATCTCGTGCCGGTCGAAATACGCCTTCATCCGGCGTGCTGTCTCGGGGCTGATCGTCGTGCCGTTGCTCAGGTCGCGTCCGCGAGCCACGCCGACTGCCGTGCCGCCGCGGCCGTATTCGCTTCGCCATGCTAGCCCCTTCGCCGCCTCCTCCCGCACGCCCGCGGGCGGCGTGAAGTCAATGTGGTCGTACCTAGCTGCCACGCTTCCGCCCCTTCCGCTTGGGCTTGCCGTAGGCGTTCTCCTCGACCGGCGGCGGCTCGGGCAGCGGGTCGATCTTCGTGAGCGTCGACACCTTGTGCCCGACTTGCGTCTCGGTCGCCTGCCAGCCGCCAGCCACCTCTTCGTAGAGCGTGATGAGGGCGGCCGGATCTTCTTTCGTAGCGTCAATCTTGAAGTCAGTGCCGGGGATGTCGAGCGTGCCGTAATCCATCACATGGTCAATCCGCCCGCGAGCACGGCCGCCCGAGGAATCCCACGACACAAAGTCACCTTCCGACACGGTGCCCGGCTGGGCACGCTGCTCGCCCCGGATGAACTGCGGCGAGTCATCCACCCACACGTCCACGCTGATCCCAGCCGCCTGGGCGGCGTCAGCCTTGAGCGTGTCACCACCCACGAGCAGCACGTCGGAGAACGACTCGGCGTAGTCGCCGAGAGATGAGATCACCTCCTCTCGATCTGACTCTGGCCTGCGAGAAATCATCACCACACGATTGCCGTCCGCGACCGCCTTGCGGGCGAACTCCCCCCACAGCTGCGGATCGGCAGCGAAAGTCCTGTCGAAGTCGATGCTGACGGTCATCGCCCGCGTTGCCAGAACTGGCTGAGGCTGGGGATCTGGCAGCGGTTCCGGCTCCGGTGCCTGCACGCCTTGCAGGATTGTCTCGACCCGTGCGGGCGACAGCACCGGGAACGCTGCCGCGATGATGGCACGGGCCGCGTCGATGGAGAGCATCCCGTCAGTGATTTGCTTCACGACCGTCAGGAGCGACGACACCTCTGCCGTTGTCAAACTGGTCTCGCTCGCGGCCACCGACTCGGCTGGCTGGCCTTGCTCTGCCGCAGCGATGCCGCCCTCGACCGCCTGGCCGTCGATGCCGCTGCCGGGCTGCTGCTGGGCGAGCACGTCGCCGACTGACGGCGGTGCCCCAAGCGTCCCCATGTTCAGCGGCCGATACCGCTCGTCGCCGCCATCGACCGGGTCAAGATTCTCGCTCGCCCTGATGTCGTTGGTCGACACGACGCCGATGTCCCACATCGCACGGTAGTACGCCGACCGACTGGCAGCATCGCCACGCAGGAGACCCCGCACGTCGAACTCGACCAGATACCGCTCGTCGTCGACGATGAGGTCGCGCATAAATGCCGACTCAAGACGCCGCAGCCACGGCATGATCGTGTGCGTGACGAATTGAATCTCGGCCTGCGGCGTACCCGGCTCAATCCCCAGCAGATAGCCAGGGATGCGGAACAGCCTGGCGATCTCGCGCAGCTGGTACTCCCGCAGCTCCAGATACTGCGAGTCGGTGTTGCTGGCGTATGGCACCTCGTAGGGCTTCAGCCCGCCCGTGAGGACGGCCGTCTCGTGAGCGTTGTACGAGCCGCGGTGCTTGCGGTTCCAATTCTCGGCAAGCTCGCGACGAGCGTCGGCGTTGAGCTGGTTGTCGGTCGACAGGATGAATCCCGGCCGGGCACCGGCACCGAAAAATCTCGCCCCGTGGATTTCGCACGCACGAGCCAGGGCAATCGCGTCGCGGCACTCCTCCACCACCGAGATGCCATGCACGCCGTCGTCGCTTGGGCCGCGGACGTGCAGGATCTGCTCGTCGGTGTAAATCGTCTGCGAGCCCTTCGCCTCGCGGTACGTGTACCGCAGCCGGCCGTTCTCCAGCGTCTCAGTCTTCATCCGGCTCGGATGCAGCGGCACGATCTGGTCGATCGCCCCTGACTGCCCTGGCACAAGCTCGCTTTCGGCGTCGCCCCACAGGCCGACGTGCATCACCATCTGCTCGCGCCACTCGAAGCTCGTTTGCCATGCGTTTGGTTGCGAGTGCAGCTTGCGGTACAGCGGCAGCTCGCGGGCGAGTCGCTTGCCGCCGCCAGGCGTCCGCTCGAGCAGGTGGAGTGGCAGGCCCGCCACCGTCTCGGCCAAAATCCGCAGGCACGAAAACACCGCCGCGACCGAGGTCGCATTCTCTGGCGTGATTCGCACGCCGGCCGGCGAACGACCGCCGCCATCGTCATCCCACGATCGCTCTTCGCCGGGGAGCCAGAGAATCCGGTGTTCGTGAGCGATCATATGAAGAAGATTTCCGGGGCGGCGTTGGCGTTGCTCTGCTCCGACCTCATCCACATTCCGAGCCCTTGGCACAGCGCCACGATGCCGTCAATTCGCTCCGTGCTGGCCTGCTTGCTCGGGAAAATGTTGCCTCGCCTGTCTTCGTGGATGGCTGCGTTGCCAGCGTTCCAGGTCAGCACCGGATGCCCGGCGTGCCGCAGGCGACCTTGCAGGATCAGGTTCTCGAGCGTCCTCGCGGGAGCGGACATACCGGGACCGCCCTGTGGCCATCCTGCCACGGCGAGCCCGTCCCCTTGCAGCAAGTTGGCGAGCATCTGGGCGTTGAACTTCATGTCTACAGCCACGCCACGGACGTTGTATTGCCGGCAGATTTCCGTGATGTCCCGGTGCATCACCGTGTAGTCGGTGACGTTGCCATCGGTCACGCGGATATGCCCGTCACGAATCCAGCCGAGGTAGTCAACCTTGTCACGCTGGGCACGTTCGACGGCGTTGGCCTCGGGTATCCAAAAGAACGGCAGCACGTCGCACGAGTTGTCCGCAGGGTCAGGGCAGACGAGCACAAGCGCCGAAAGGTCATACGTGCTGGCAAGGTCGAGCCCGGCGTAGACGGGACGATCGCCGAATGGTCGCAGCGGGCTGGCACACGCTCCCCACGCAGACGGCGAGATCCACCGCGTATCCTGCGTCGTCCAGACGTTGAGTCGGTAGCGGAGGAACGAGTTGAGCTTCGTCGGCGACTGCTCTGCTTCGCGGGCGTCGGCTTTGAACGACTCAAGCGTGATCGTCTCGCCGAGGCTCGGATTGGCGGCCCGCCACGTCTTTTCTTCCTTCCACGTCCCATCGACGCCGCACTCCTGTGGAGCCGCGAAGATGCAGCCGTAGAAGGCCGGGTCGAACTTCGGATCTGCAATGCACTTCTCGGCGTACTGATGTTGCTCCCAGCAGATTGACCGACGGTCATAGCCTGCGGTCGTGATCGACAGAATGAGCGGCTGCCGACGGGCGGCACCGCCGTACCGCAGGGCATCCCAGAGACGGCGGTCGCGTTGGGCGTGAAGCTCGTCGAAAAGCAGGGCATGGATATTCAGCCCCTCGGCACGGAACGCATCAGCGGACAGGACGCGGTAGAACGAGTTGCTCGCCTTATGGATGATGGTCTTGCGGCTGTCGATTACGTCGAAGTATTTAGACAGGGCTGGCGAAGCACGCACCATCGAAGCAGCTTCCCTGTATATGATGCCTGCTTGCTCACGGTCGCTAGCCGCTCCATAGCACTCGGCACCTGCTTCCCCATCGAACCCGGTCAGATAGAGCGCGAGGCCAGCGAGGGTGGTCGAGTTGTGCGTTGGGATCATGCCTTTTCCAGCCAAATAAAGCCCGTGGGGGGCAGTGACTTGGATGCAGCAGACTGCGACTGATGGAACAGGCTCGACAGAAACTATCTGCCTGTATTGCGACCTAGGACGCTTGCCCGGCATCCACTTGAGTCGATTCAACTTGCGAGACAGACGGAAGGGCGGATTGTCTCGAAACCCAGTGAACGCCACGCGAAAGAAGTCGCCGCACGGCCTGCCGTCTATTCTCGCGATTGTTGCACAGACGGTCGGCTTGTAGCCGAGTGATCTAACAAGTTCAACAAAGCCGTCACGAAGTGCTGGCTTAGTCGTGCCGAATTCGCACCTGGCAACGCGAGCTTTTCCGGTGATGGACGCTGTCCCGTCGGTATCCATCAGGCCCTGTAGTAGAGCAAGCCTCTGCTCTCTGGACGATCTAAGGTATTGCTCTGGTATGTGCTTGTTGTTCAAGACGCCGAGCGAACGCAGCTTTGAGTGACACCCGTGAGAGGGGCCGTCTTTGTGGCGCGAGTCTATGGCAAACAGCCCGGAGTTCTCGTTTACAGATTTGTTCTCCACGACCGTGACGCCGCAGCTGCGCAAGTTCTCGATTAGCTCAATGTCCTTGTAGGCGCAGGTGATCCTTGCTCCAGCAGAGTTTCCGTCGCCAAGCCAGCACCCTAGGACATACGGATGAATTGGAAGATCAATAACTTCGCAATCAAGTGGGCCAGCAAGCGGAACGCGGTGATTGCAAGCGACAGACGTTCGAGATGCCATGAATGTCAGTGTGTCTCTGATCCGAGACGTGGAGACGATGTGCCGCTGCTCCCACGTTGACTTCGCGCCGAGTCCGGTGTTTGGAAGTCCCGTCCTGTACGCCTCCGTGTACCAAAGGTGATCCTCATCAGCGATTATGCTTTCGCCATCCGAGAACGTGACTTGATAGCACGATCGTCCGTGCATCGGCGGCGTCTTCCCCACAACAAGACACCTCTGACCGTCTGCCGCAAAAACTTCGTCGCCGACCTCCAAGTCTCCCTGGCATTTCCAGCCAGTAGGCGTCGGGATTGGTGTGTCTACGGCAAGGGCTTTGCCCTGCTTTTTCGGCAATTCGATATAGCCGACTCTGTGCGTCCGCGTGCCGGCCGGGTTTAGCCGTCCGAAGAGCTCACGCAGTACGTGGTGCTGCCACGGCAGCAGCTTGAACGGCTGCCCAGCGTTCTGGCCCTTGCTGTGACGCAAGACGTTCTCGAAGAACCAGACGACACGGTCATACTTCGCCTTGCCGGCGGAGCAGAGGTCACGCGCCGTGAACGCGGAAGAATTCTTCGACCTCGTCCGCGGGCTTGTTTTCTTTGCCACCAAGTCTCGCCCTCGACGTCGGGGTCAGACCAAACTCTCCCATCAGCGAAGCCTGCATCGAAACCAGACCGCGGTAGAGGGAGCCAGCCGGATTCGGTTTTACGCCGCCGAGGTCCGTCCTGATGACCGGGCCAGATGCCCGCAATTCAAGCAGGCACGCCTGAGCCGCAGCATAGACTTCGCACAAAGTCGCGAGCGCCTCGCCGTCCGATGTTGTCAGCGTTCCAATTTCCAGCAGGATCGGCACCAGTTCCTGCCACTTGGCTACCGCCACTGGCTCGACCATCATCCGCTCGGGCATCGGAGGAGCGCCCGATTCAGCCGGCAGGTCGGGGCGGATTCGCCTCTTGCCGGGATTCCCCTCCAGCAGCTTCTGTGCGGCCGTTTTGGGCCTGCGGCCTCGCGGCATTTTTGGGCATCCGATTTCAGAGTTGAAAAACGCGCGTGAATTCTGCGGACGCACGCCCCCAGCAGTACCTGCC